GTTGCACTTACTAGGTTTTGGTACTCACCTTGAGTCATTGAGTATTTTGTCTCGTTCATTAAATCAGCTATAGGGTCTCCTGTAGGAACTGGTCTTGCTACTTGTGGTCTATAGTTTTCATACTTTGTTACTGTAGGGATTATTGTTTGGACTGGTTTTGCATCTTCTGAGAGAATTTTACCTAATTCTTCTCGAACTGCTTCACTTACTGCTTCTTTTATAAGTTTTTTTAATAATTCTAACTTCATATTAATAAATAGTTATGTTATAATAATTGATCTATTCGAAACTTTAGTTCATCTAGTAGAATGTCTGTTGATGAGCTAAATGAGGATGGTCCATATAATACCACTATCCCTCGCCTATCAATAGCTATTGCGTGTCTTTTAGGTGCAAGTTTATAATCTACTACATCTTGTATAATTTCCAATTTGTATCCTTTGTAGTAGAAATCTGCTGGTTGTGTTGGTGGCTCTACTATGCTAGCTTGCTCTAATACTTGTATAGGATTTTGGATACAGGCCTGTATTTGTGCGTCTATAGATTCTAATCGAGTTTTTAGATTTTTTATGATAGCAGAAACTGATACAATAAGGGCGGTTATGGCTGCTGCTTCAGCTATCAATTTATCTAGTGTTTTGTTTAGTTTTATTAAAGCGTTGCTATATTTTGTTAAAACACTAATAGGGATACCTATACCTCCTGTTGTTGGGGGAATAATAGCTGTAGGAATAGGAATAGATGTTATTATCTTTATTAAAACTTTAGCTGCTGCTACTGTTATCAGTAGTGTTTGTGCTATTTTAGATAATTTATCTACTCTCTTTTGAAAGCTGTTTATATTTTTAAGTAAATTATTCCTTACCTTTATAATCGTTTGTAATTCCTTAGGATTAGGACATTGGTTTAAGAACTTATTTAACATTTTTAATACTTCCTTCTGTATACGAAGTATTAATTGTGCTCTTAGTGTTCCTACCAATACTGCTACTACTGCAGAAATTCCTCCTCCTGATATTCCTCCTGCTGCTTTAAAGGCTGCTTGAGTCTCTTTTATTTTTTGTTGAGCTGCTCTTGCCTTTGTGGCTGCTGCCTCTGCTTTTGCCTTAACTTCTTCAAACTTAGCTTTAGCTTCTTCGAATTTTCGTTGTGCCTCTCTAGCCTTTGCTAAAGAACTGTCTGCTGCTGCTTGTGTTTTGTCTATTATATCTGTCATTATTCAGTAAATACTTTTTTAGATTGAAATGTTATTACTTGTGACTTTAATAGTCCTACAACTGCTTTAAGTTCTGGACCTGTAGCTATTAGTTGTGTTACAGGGCCTCCTAGAGGGGTTGTAGCTGTTGACATTGCAGTAGCTACACTGTCTAGAGTATCTAAGAGGGTAGTTAGCCAATTTTCTAGTTGAATTCCTAAAATAACTGGTTCTTTAGTTGTTGCTGTTCTTGCTGCTTTTCCTAAGTAGATTTTTTTTGCATCTATACAAAAATAAGTATCTGCGTCTATGTTTATGGTTTTGGCATTTAGTCCTATTGATTCTTTTGCAGAAATAAATGCTGAGTCATTTTTTGCATTAAAATATAACCTCCCTGCATTTATGAGTACTTGGTTGCCGATATATTGATCAGAGGTAGGTGGAACTACGTCATAAGAATCCCTCTTAGTATTGGCTGATTTGAGGGGAGTTTTATGATCTGATAGTAGGTATATTGAGTTTAGATCTTTATTAATATCTTCGTAGATAGTGCTATCTCCTTCTTTTGTTTCAATCTGTCCATTACTTATTAGAATTATAGGTTTACCGTCATTACTTGCGTCTATAAGATCCAAGTTAGCTCCCTTGTTTCCTCCAAACCGTATCGACTGTCCTAGCCTACCCTCTACTAGAAGATCCCCAGGATTAATTTGGAGTGGATTTATAGTTGATTGCTCTTTAATATCTCCCAGTAACCTATCCTGCCAATTCGGTTGTTTAGTATCTGGGCTTGAATTATGGTGTGGGTGATTCCATATATTTACAACCTTAGTCCAGTACGATACTCTTCCTGTTGGACTATTTGGGGCTGGTTCAGAAGTAATCTCTACTATTTCTCCTTCCATAGGAACTGTTCTAAAAGTAGAGCTTCCTTGTTTAGCAAACTTAACTGAATCTGCAATAGCTGTATCTAAAGTTTCATCGCTTTCATTTTTCATAACCCTAAAAAATACTCCATTTACCATAGAGGAGTCTTTACAGTCTGGGTCTGTTGTTGAAAGTATTGTCTTTATAACTCGACCGTAAGTACTGTTTAAGGTAGCTTTACTACCTCCTCCTGCCTTTGCACCTGTCCGTGCTGTAAAGTGAGACTTATATGCCATTACTCTTTTATTTTATCTGTAGATTTACCCAACTCTTCACTCTGTTCCATTAACTTAGCTAATTCCTCAGCAGTAAATAAATCAGAAGAATCCCCCTTACCTCCACTATCAAATCGCTGTACAAGTGCTACCATTTTGATTAAATGCTCGTCATTCTTTACTCCTACCTCTAGGTATTCTTTTATCATAGGAACAATTAAAGTTGCATCTCCTACATTTTCTACAAGAGGTTTAAGTTCACCTATAAGTGCATTAACTTGCTTTGATTTATTTCTAGAGTTATCATAGATCTCTTTAAGAACGTCTGATACTGTTTTTGTTCCAAAAATTGCTGTTTCTAATCCCATGGCTTATTTATTATATAAATATCATTAAATATATTAATAGATTTGGTACCCTGCTTCTTGGTACATTGTGTGGGTTTTATAAAACTGTTCTTTGAGTTTTTGAATAGTTTTAGTAAGGGTAGGAGTCTCACAATCGGTCATTTCTCTAATATAAATGTATAGTGCTTTCTTTTTGAAAATTTCCAAATCAAGACGTGTTCTAAATAGAGTAAGGATTGCATCTGCTACCTTTTCTTCCTGTTCTTTAGGGAAAAGGACTTTCATTTCATCATAGCTATTCTGTACAAATTCATCTACAACTGCTGATAATTTTATTCTTCTCTCAGCTATGTCTCGTTCAGAAGTTTCGTATTGATCTTCCATTTCATCGAACGATCCTACTTGCTTTAGCTTTCTATAATTTTTATTATTGTAATTTATCAACCACCTTTTTACTATGGTTTGGAAGTACGAAAAAGCTTTTGCTCCGTTAGTTGGATCAAATCTAAATAGCTTTTCTTCTACTAGCATTGCTACTACATCTAATTTTAAATCTTCAATACTTGCTACGTCTAAGTAGTAGAACTTAAAAGTATGAATAATGTTTTCTGCTAGTTTGTAAAGTGGATAATAGATTTCTTTTGTAAAAATCTGATCTCTAAAAACAGGATCAGAGGATGCGTTATATCTTACGATTGCATCCTCTGTTTCTTGGGTAAAATAGTAATTATCTTTATTCTGTGGTTTTGCCATAATCTTTTGGGAGACGGTAGGCATTTATTGTTTCTTGTATTTCTTTCATAAAATTGAAGAAAACTCCAACTTCATCATCTGACCTAAATGCACCTTTCTCGTCTAATTGTTCTATATAAATTTTTGACTCTTGTATAAGATACGAAACATTTCTTAAGTAACCTACTTGGTATTCTAGGATCTCTTCTTGCTTAACTACTTTGCGGTTTAAGTTGAATACTACGTATCCCAACACTAAAATAACCACTCCTAATATTCCTGCTAAAATTTCCATCTTAGATATTTTTTACTAAATTTAATAATCCTTCTGAAGAATTTACTTTCTTCCCTGTACTAGCTGCTACCTTTTCTACTTTAGGTGTTTGAGTTTCTCCTGAGGCTTTCCAAGTATCATATTCTATTTTAGATGCTAAGAAATCTGCGTTGTGTAGAATATAAACTAAATTAGTTTTAAGTTTAGAATCTGGATTGAATGAAATATAGTAAGGTTTATTTACATCGTCATATAATCCATCATGTAACTTAATTGCTAAATATTCCTTTTCATTAATTGCTACGCCTGCTTGCTGAAGAGTAAAAAGGGAACGGTCTTGAATAAGCATATAAGATAAATCTTTATTATGAGTATATAATTCTCCCAACTTATCCTGCCTCCACTTATCAGTTTGCTGGATGTAGTAGGGTTGTCCTTTAGTTCCTATTTTTCCTAGATCATGATTAAGGGCAGTAAAAACTAATTCCTCATCAGTAAAATCTATAGATGTTCCCATCTCTTGCCACAACTGTTTAGTTTTCAAAGCACAATGCACCACTCGATTGACATGGTCAACATATCCCCCAGCAAATGCATTATGATAAGAAGGTTTACCAGAAGCAGGAGCCATTACCATTTCTTCCGAAAGATCTAAGTAAAGAGATTTTAACTTCTCTTTACGATCTCCCGTTATAAAGGTATCTACTATTTTGAGATGTTTATCCCAATTTTTTTGTATTTGCTCTGCAGATAAACTCATTAGTCTTGTGACTCTGTATTTAATAAAGTTCTTAGATCTCCTATTTTTTCTAATAGATTTTCTACTAAAGCATAAGCAGTATCTAATTCACTTCTATGGATATTGTATCCCATACTTTTCACTTCCGCCTCAAATCGTTCTAATTTTTGTACGAATAAATCTTTGTTTCTCATTTTTTTAATTTGTTTTTATTAATTTTTTATTTTTAAATCTTTCTTTTTCTTTCTTGGCTAAACCCTTATAGGGAGAAGTTACCGCTTTTTTTTTTAAGAAACAACAGTTAGGAGTTCTCCCGCCGGTTTCTCTAATATATAATCACATCCCCTACCATGTGAATAGCTGCAATTTCTTGAATTGCCCCTATGGCAGTGAATGGATCTAGGGTGAAAAACTCCCTAGAGTTACCTAAATTCGAAGATACTCTTCGATCAGAGAAACGGTTATGAACCGCTTGTTCTACCCTCATGGCATTTCCCTTGGAAATGGGAACAGCAAACTTAGCTACCCATTCATCTACCGTACCTGTGGCATTTATGCCCACAACTCTGCCCTCTACTTCTTTTGCTGTCTTTCCTATCTTAACAAGGTTAGGATACCCCGCATTTACAAGGACATACACATATTCTATGTTATCTATATTTTTATAGGCAATGTTTGAATTCTCGATACCCGATAGGTACCTCCACGAGAATACTCCCATTTCCTTATCCAACTCATCAGCAATCTCTATTGAGTACTTTGCATTATAGAACGAAAGGATTTTATCTGGGGATATCTGTCTATTCTTTTCCTGTAAGGTTTTAAAATTTTGTTTCCACTGGATACCCTCTTGTCCTAGGGGACCGAGAGATTCTGGTGAAGCATCAACAATTACAATTTGTCCTATAGACTCTAATTCCCTTGCCGTAGCTAAACTTATTTTATCTTTATACATTTCTAAATCCTTTTATAAAATTAATAATAAATACGATTACCATTACAGGCCAAAGAAAAGTACTTGCTAGTACCTCGGTAGCCGTATACGGTTCCGAAGTTTTTACAAATCTAATAACAAGATCTAGAAGTAGGGTCAATCCTGTCCCTATCATGAAATAATGTAAGACTGAGTCCTGTGTTGTTTGAGTCATAACCTTTAGTTTTTTATTTACTTAAATATACGAATAACATTTAGTTATTGCAACTTTTTTTGCAAAAAAATATCAAAATATTTCTTTAAAGTTATACACTGCTCATAGTACTCAATTTGCTCAAAGAATTGTAACATTTCCTCCAATGCACATTTAATGGCCTGTCCTCCGAACTCATCCTCGATGTACATTACCGTATCTAAGCTCATATCATCGATTCTATCAATGTATTTCATAAGCCCCGAGAAGTACTTCAATTTGATTTTTTCTCGCACTAATTCATACTGGTCCTTATACCTCATTTGGTACAACTGATCAATTATATAGAAGGTTTCTACCCCCCTTAATACCGTACCAAGTAGTATGAATGAATCGTTAGGAACTTCTGGCAGTTTATTAGTTTCATCCCCCTCTAGGGAAAATGCTTTGAATAAGTTTTGTGAATCTAGTTTCTTCATAGTGTGTTACTATGTATAAATATATATGTTTTTATATAACGAAAAATTGTCAAAATTTTTTTTATTGCCCTGTTGCAAAACATGCAAAAAAGGTATATATTAAATATAGGAACAAAACAGTAGTGTTACAACATAAGAGGTAGGTTAGGGATATAGGTGGTAACCGTGCTAGGGTATAGCAGCTATATTGATTGTAAATGTGGAGGACAACTTGAACTGTGGATTTTCTTGGGAAGGGCTGAATACAGTGTGATCTTGAAAAAAGATTAGAGTACTAGGGGAGGGTAGGTTCATAACAACATCCAGATTTAAGTTAAGTAGTTATATAAATATATATCCCCATACCTCAATTTTTATCAGAAATATACAAATAGAAGAGTCCTCGGAAAACCGCCTGTAAAACCGATGCATGAAATAAACGATCAAACTTATTTCAAATTGCTCTCACCATGACATCACCTTGACGTCACTAGAAAATTTCCAAAAAAAAAGTTAGTCCGAAGACTAACCTTTAAAAACTTCTAGGTCCTCAAACCTAACCTTCCTAACTATTCTTTTACCTAACAAGTAAGTATAACATTCAAATCCTACTCTACTAATCTTTTCAATGTTCATATGATAGTCTTCCATTATAGTCCTAGATCTGTCTTGTGATCTGTACACTTTGGTAATTGCATTGTCTTCTTTCTTAAAGAAGTTACCATTCATTTCGAATTCAACTTGTGATAGAAAATCTTGTCTTGTCATGTGTGTGTTTGTTTGTTTTAATTATTAATACCTAAAGATACTGAATTAATACTTTACTTGCAACATGTCTTACAATTATTTTTAACTAGGCTACGAATAATATTTACTGCTAACACTATCCAAGTTACTAGGGCCAACCCCATCAGTACTACTCTTATCATTACGATACAGGTATGTAGTATGATACTCCGTCCACCACTATAAAACTATCCTTAGCAAAGCTCTTCTTTGTATTGTTTAAGTACACAGCCGAACGATATACTACTCCACCTATCTTAATTGTATTCTTGCTTCTCTTTACTTTATTTATCATTGATGATTATTTTTAATGTTTTGTAATCTACACTATGTGGAAAGTTCTCTTTGTCTCTGAGAATTGCATCTCCTTCATTGTTGTAATATTCTATTAGAATTCCAACTATTGTTTTAGACTGTCCTTTCCCTCTATTCTTTTTTCCTTCATACACCATTCCAATAATTGGATCTTTGGATATGGAAGGAGAAGTTTTTATCCCCTTCCAAGTTCCTTTAATACTTTGTTCACTCATCTATCTACTTTTCTTTTCTTTGATAGAGAATGAATCAACTTTACTTAACAAATCTTTCATAAACATCTCAACATATCCAATTGTCATTAGAGGATTCTTTACTCTCTCTTCCAGATCTCTGATATCTACTTTCATATCTAAAGCCACTCTCTCTAAACCTTGAACCAATAAATACTTTTCGAAACCATTGAACTTCTGAGCCATAATATTTGTTGTTTTAATTATTAATACTTAAAGATACTCTTTTAATTGTTTACTTGCAACTTTTTTATTATAATTATTCTATCTTATATTCACTACAACCAAACAAAGTATCACAATCATCTTCTGGATAGTCTCCAGACATTACCATCTCGATTGCTTCATCTTCACTCTCTGCTTCTACTTCATACCACTTTGTAACATACTCTATGTACTCTTCTACTACTCTAAACTTTGCCATGGTGCTTTATTTTTAAAATGATCTACTATTATGCGTCCAACTACTTCTCTTGTTATAACATTTCTTTTTTTATCATTATTACAGGTTAAATATACTAAATCCTTTTATAATCTCAAATACCCTATACTTTAACTAATAAGCTAGGGTGTACAGTATATGATCCACTTCCATTTACTTCTGAAACTTTAACATTTACACCATTTATTTTAGTAACAAAGAACATTCTATTTTTAGCAATCTTTCTATGACTGATAGAAACATTATCCCCTACCTTTAATGATGATTTTACATCATGTACAATCTCAGATCTTCTAATACTAAAAGCATTTTTAACTGCTTCTAATTCTTCTCTGTTAGCTGTTTTTATAAACTGTAATACCTCTTTTAAATCTGTCATAACCTTTTATTTTTTAATTAATATCTTTTTAACATTCGAAATATACGAACTTTATTTTAATTCTCAAATACCTTATCTAACTCTAATTGATTCTATAGCTGAGGTTCCACTGTTAAGCATTTTTATAACATCATCCCAACCACTCTCTCTACAAGTATCAATAATGCTTTGAGGTATTCCAATTTGTATTACCATGATGTTATATGTTTTAATTATTAATACCTAAAGATACTTAATAAAAGGGAGACTAGCAACTAATCTCCCAATTATTTTTTAACAATTATTCTTCACTTTCTGGAGTAATTAAATCATCTTTTTCAAGTTCTAATTCTCCAAAATCCATAAAGTTATTTTCAATAGATTCTCTAATGAAATCAAAATCAATTGGAACTTCAGTTACTTGAAGTTGATTGTTGTGAGAAATTTCAAACTCACATTCATATTTTCTAACAATATCATCACAATTTCTTTCCAAACTATCTATTGTTTTATCAATAGCACGTTGAATATCCATCACTGTAATACTTCTTCCACTCTCAACTGAATTGAGAAGAAACAATACATCTTCTTTTGAGAAGATAGAACTTACTGAACTTGTAACTTTCGCGATTGCATTTTCTTTTGTAACTTTCATGTTTTTGTTGTTTTAATTATTAATACTTAAAGATACTCTTTTAATTGTTTACTTGCAACTTTTTTACTAATTAATTTCAAAATCTTTAACATTGAAAGTACTTAAGAATTCTTTCTGAAAATCTTCATTAACAACTTTGTCAAATTCATCTGCAATCAATTTTTGTAAATCAACTCCAAATTCATTGTGAAAATCTTTTAACTTTTTTAAAAACATCAATTCCAAATTGATTAGGTTAGTTTTCAGGGTCGGTTATCGCTTGTATAAATGACGTGATTGTATCTGCTACTAAATCAAAGTCATCTGCAAATACACATAGTTCTGTTGAGTAATCGCCATTTGAACCTATTTTACATTTTTCTTGGTTGGCAATTAGAATCTTAATAATTTCATTTTTTATATTTTCCATAATATTTAGTATAAGTGCCAGCTTGTAACAACGTGTATAAGAAATGGCGGGTTAGTTTTGTGTTTTTAGTTTGGGTTATTAATTATTAATACCTAAAGATAATGATTTAACTAATACGATGCAACTTTTTTATAAGTTATTTTTCAAATAAGTTATAGGATCTAAAACTTCAAACTCATAAGTTTCATGAAATCCATGTAATCCTTCTTCGTTAAGTGCATGCTGAAAGTCTCCTTCTAATCTTAGAAATACTTGTCCTTCACTTCTCTTTACAAAAGTTCCTTTAATAGAATTTCTATAAATCCTAAGTTCTAATCCCTCTACTAATTCAGATGCTGATAATGTTACTTTTACTTTCATAGTTTGTTTGTTTTAATTATTAATACTTAAAGATACTCAATTAATATATTACTTGCAACTATTTCGGCAATTATTTTAATAAAAGTTTCAAGGGGCCTATGTCAGATAAGTTTTAAAAATTGAGGGAATGCTGGCAAGGTTGAATACTAATGGCCCCATGTTACGTTAAACAACTTATCTATTAGTGCAATCTCTTGGCAGGCTTAAGTGACCTGATCCATCTGGCTTCCATTTTGATTAGGTGCATTCAGTAGTCTTCTACGCATAGGAGGTTATCATGGAAGACAATAAGGGGAAAAAAAAAGGCCTCTCAATTAAGAGAAGCCTTTTATGATTATCTCTTAAGTGGAGTGAGATGAACACCAAAGAGAGTAGTAATCTAAAATAAATATAAGGAAATAATCCTTTGTATCCAACTAATATCTCTGTTCAGACTAAGATCTCACTCTATCGTCATTACATATATAAATAGCAACAAAAAACCATTCCAACCACAAAAGGCTCCAATTAAGGAGCTTTCTGATTTATCAATAATTAAAACTATGCAGGTAACAACTCCTGCACAATATCTTCTCGTAGTCCATGAACTTGATCAATTATAGAACTAACGTTTATATTCTCTTCTCTAGATTCATGCCCTCCATGAGCCCATTTAAAGACTGCAGTACCCTTCTTTCCTGATTTAGAAACATCAGTTAATTTAATCCATATTACATATGGAGAATAATTATATTTCAATTGAACGTTTCTTCCTCTCTCAAAAGAAACTCCTTCATCTTTCAAATCCACTTGAATCTTTTCTTTCTCTACAACTCTAATTAAATCTTCAACTGCTCTCAATTCTTTTCCAATCTCACTCATTTCAGCATACACTTCTTTGTATTCTGCTTTGAAAGGAAGAGTAGCAGCATTTGCAGCATCTACTATAGTATCATGATCCTCATAAACAATCTCTGCCAACTTACCTAACATTCTTAATCTTCTTAACTCCCATGCATCAACTCCTTTTGTTGAAGTTGTATAATAAGATAAGTCAGCTCCTTTGAAAGAGATATTATCATCCTGACTCCAATCCTCTATTAAGTAGAGACTAAATAATTCTTTCTTGTAAGAGTAATCTGAATGATCCATTTTAAAGTAAATAGAACCTCTCTGTACTTTAATATTTACATCTGAAGGAAAATCTGTAAAGAAAGGAAGCAAAGTATCTGAGATTGCTTGTTGTTCTCTTACATAGATGTTACTTCTTACTTCTTCTAATTCTACTTTCTTAGCTGTAAGGATTGCTTTTTGATCCTCTAATAAACCTAATCTAGTCATGTTGTTATCTGTTTTAATTATTGATACCTAAAGATACTGAATTAATACTTATGATGCAACTTTTTTGTCATTTATTTTAGCATCACTCTCAGCAACTACTTCGAATGCCTTAGACATTCTAGCATTGTCAGCCAAATGAATACTTGCTATCTTTAACATCCAATCGTAGAATCTTTGTTGATTTTCCATATTAATTATTTTTATATTGTTTTAATTATTTTGATAAAGATACTAAATAAGATAATGTAGTGCAACTTTTTATAGGGATAATCCTTCAAAAGGATCAATATATTTTTTAACCTCTGCAACTGTAGCAATATAGATCTCTCCATCTACTCCTAGAATCCTCATTGAGACAGTATTGATCTTTGAAGCATATCCGTATACTGTTTTATATCCTGGAGAATAATTGTCAGGACGATCTATCATACTGAATTGAACTTTGTCTCCTACTTTGAATTTTGGTGTTCTAATAACTTTTACTAATGTAGCCATGATTTGTTGTTTTAATTATTAATACCTAAAGATACGCAGAAAGAATTTAGTATGCAACACTTTCTGCGATTATTTTTAAATTAATCTTCTTCAACCATGCCTTCAGTCCATTGTAAGAAGTCTTGCAATGTTTTGTCGTAAGGATGATTGATAACTTCTTTAATATAATCTGAAAACAAAATAACTGCTTCTTGCTCATCCCAACCTCTATCTTCGCAAGCCTTTATATAACTTTGAGGAATTTGTACTTGTATTGTATTCATAACTTTTGTTGTTTTAATTATTTTGATAAAGATACTGAATTAATACGTTACTGACAACTTTTATTTAAGTTATTTACTAATTTCTTTTATAGTAAAAGGAATAACATTCCTTTCTAATACTTTGATGACATGATCAACATCTTCAGATTTAACAATTAACTTATTCTGAATAATGTTAATAGTATTAAGTAATTTATTATTACTCATAACTAAACTAGTAGAAATTTTAACGAAGTTTTTAGGAACTGAGATGGTGTACAAATTCATAGTTTTATATGTTTTAAATTATTAATACCTAAAGATACTATAAAAGTATATACGAGACAACACCTACTTACATTTTTTCCCTTTTTTGTGGAAATTGCTTACACTTTTTGTACAGGGATGAAAGGATCTGCTTACACTTTTGGTCCTATAGGGTTGTTTATTGCTTACACTTGACAAGTGAATATAAAAAAAGAGAGATGAATTAACATCTCTCTCTGTATTTAACTTAGTTAGATAGCATCATATTGAGATTGTCAACAAAATACTTGTGAGTGACATCATCAACGTCAAGATTAATACTTTTTTGATAATCAACTATCTGTTGAAGTTCTTTGATAATTTGATCTCTATCAACAATCAAAAATTCATCATTAAGACTAACTATTAGAGGACAGTGAAACGACTCTTGTTCTCTCTCAGACTGAGATGTAAGATGAAGATAACACTTAGAATAACTAAACTCACTACATTCAATCTCTCTCATAAAATTGTCAAAAGTGATGTGAGAATTAGATTGTTTTAAGTACTTTTTTACTTCTTTGATAGCTTGATCTAGAGTAGAACTAACTGATTCAACGAATAGTACTTGATCTTCATACAATACTACTTGATCTTTAATTACTTTACATTTTGTCATAGAACGTGTTTTTAATTGTTATATCTAAAGATACTGTTTTAATATAGTTGAGACAACTTTTTTATAAGTTATTTTAGTCAGCAACTGAAAATATTATTTCATTCAAACTAATACTAACTTTAAAAAATCCTAACTCAGTCAAACTACTTCCTATACTATCAGCTAATTGCTGAGTAATGTTATCATAAATCCGAACTTTAAATCTTATACTAGTTTTATTTCTATCTAAATAGACAATTCCTATACGACCTTTAGCAATTCCTTTACTTACTAAAAACTCTCTAACTTGTCTTCCTCTTGTCATAACTATTGTTTTTATTTGTTTTGATAAAGATACTCGATTAATACTATTAAGACAACTTTTTTTGATTGTATTTTTTGATCATTTTTAACATTACGATCAATAAAAAATATTAAAAATAAATGATCAAACTGTTGTGAGATCGAAACTTATGTCGTATCTTTAGGTATTGAAAAAGCAGAGATGCGACAGGGGCCTGGTTCTTAAGATCCGGAAGAGTAGACCGGAGAGCGCTCCACACTCGTTACTGCAAGCAACACTTTAACTGAAAGCTTTACTTTCACTTCCATCAACACTTTCACTTCCATCAACACTTTCACTGAAAGCTTTACTTTAAGTACAGGAAAGGGGACCCTTTTGGGATCCCCTGTTTTTGTGTTTGTCTTTTCTGTCGTAATTTTTTTTGCTCTTATGCACTTTGTGCAGGGAAGCAGCCCACCTTTCCTGAAGGGTCACCTGGATTGTCTGCATGATTAGTCGAATGTTAGAGTTGTTGTTACTTGACACTGCATCTGTCTGAATATATAGTCAGCATTTCTGAAATACATACCCAGGAACTCTAAAATTGTTTCATGTTGTAGTTCTCCCGTAAGGTTAAACTTATTTACTAGGGCAGGGGCTGCTATAAACATTTGATTGTCTAGTAGCCATTGGTAAACCTTAAGTGTTTTCATTGTTCTCATATCGTTTTGCCTTTTTAGATACCTAAAGATACTCAATTAATACGTACGAGGCAACAGGGAGGGGAAACTTTTTTTAAATTAGTTGGTTGAATCAGTTTTCCAAATCGGTTTGCTAGACGGTTTCCTAAACGGTTTCCTAAACGGTTTGCTAGACGGTTTATTACATTATTCGCAATGATTTGAACTTTTCCTATAGGGGACGATTATGATATTCTCACATGAATCGGTTTTCTATTGCGAATCTGATCGGTTTTCTAGGTACCAAACGGTTAGTGAAACGGTTATGTGAACGGTTTTCTAGGTGCAAAACTGTCTTTGTATAGCAAATTTGTTCTGAGGGGAAGGGGAGTGACTATTATTTGCTATCCCTACTCTTCCCTTCCTCCCTCATCTTTATACACATTACCTTACTTGTGTTAGTACTTTGTATGACCTAGTACTATATCATTTGTACACTTTCAATCGGTTTTGCAAACGTATCATTCTCAGACTCCCTCACACTTACACATCATATCTACGTGCATTTACGTGTCCCTATGACGTTATCCTTATGTACATGAACGGTTTGCCAGATCGTTACTCAATCGGTTCTACAAACGGTTATCCAGATGAGTTTGATACCATCTATCAAGTAGCATTTGTCCTATCTTCATTCTAGTCTCTAGGTATTGTAGTTCTTTAATTACCTTAGCAGTCTGTTCCCTAGTGAGTAATTGTTGTCTCCTTTTGATTACCTTTCTTATTATATGATTTGAATTAGGATCCTTTAGTTTATTTATTCCCCATACTTCCATACTCTATAATACTATTGCCTTTATTATTTGTTTATCTGTATACTCATGACTGTATAGTTGTACCTCATGTGCTCCATAAT